ACAAGTCAGATTGACGACCCCAAGGGTCTTTCATAAACAAATCTTTAGCAGTGTCTAACAATGCTTGAGTTTGATTAGCTGGCAAAATAGCACCAAGTGCAGATGCTTGAGTAATTACACTTGTGTACTCAGGTTTTAAAGCATTTCGGGCGGCAGCCTCTTGTGCTAAAACAACATTTTGTATTGGTTTACCAAGGTCAATGGGCGTAATGTTTCCCGCCAAATTCAATGACTGTGTAAGTTTTTCTTGTTGCTCATTAAGTGCTTGTAATCTTTTTGCGTAATCAATTTCAACTTTGGCAATTTGTGATGATGCTGTTGGAATATCAGCAGGAATAAATTTATTACCGCTGCTAGGTTGTGGATACAACTCATTGGCTTTGGTACGGACAGCAGTTTGTAAATCTTTGTAGATTTGCTCAAACTCACCAGCAATTTTTTGATCTTTAGTCGCCAAATCTTCTATGGCTTTTCTTAAAACCCGACTATCAACACCACCAGTAGCCAAAATATCAGGTTGTCCACCAACAAAGGCGATCTTTTTCTTGATATCTTGCAATCGGGTTTGAAGGGTTGGATCGGCTGCTAAAGCTCTTTCAATCAAATCTTTGGCTTTAGAAGTACCTTCTACACCCGCCAAATCTTCAACATTAAAGTCTTTCAGGTTAACTCTATTCCTAGCTTCTGCCATCAAGCCAACACCTTTAGTAGCACCTGCACCCGACAGTAGAGCAAACAAAATACCGCCCGTTACTTGACCCGTTACTCCCCCTACTTGTTTGCCCACTTCTCCACCAAATTCACCGCCAATACCAGCCATTGTTGAACCAGCCCCAAGAGCCAATCGCCCTGCTGTAGTTACTGGTAAACCAATTAAATTTGTTGGGTCTGCCAAAGCCTCTACACCTGCCGCCAAGTATCGTTGTGTACCTGTTGCAGGACGGATTCCAGTATCAACACCCATGCCTCGTTGAACACTCTCAGTAGTAATGGGTTCTAATTCAGGTTGAGTAGGAAAAGCACCAGCAAATGTGCCTGTTTGCATGGCACTACCTGCTGTAGCCCTAGCAAATGGTTGTGTAACACCCTTCTTTACACTTTCGTACAATAGCTCACCCAAACCTGTAGCGGCTCTAGCTTTGCCTTCTGCTGTTGCGCCACCCATAAGACCACGACCACCACCAGCACCTTCTGGGCGAAGTCGAATAGCTATTTCAGCTAACTTTTGTGCATCCTCAACATTGCCCTCTGCATCTGCTTTACGCAAGGCTTCCATTGCTTGTTCATAAGTTGCCATTATTTTTTCTCCGCAGGACGATACTTGTTTATTAAGTCATCATCACTTGAAGTTGATGAGGGTGCGCTTTCGCCTTTTTTAACAAGTTTAAACTGAGCAAGTTGACTGTCAATGTTTCTTAATGCAACTTTGTAGTTAGGAGATTCTGTATACCCAAACTCTTCTGCTGCCGACTCTAGTTTCTTTTTACGCTCAATCAATGCGCCACGATAAAGAGCAATAGCAAATTTCTCTGCTTGGTCTTTCTTTACTTGAGTTGTACCACCAGTAAAAAACTTAACGGCATCTTGCGCCAAACGATCATCAAGTCCACCAGTACGGGCAAACCTGTTGACATCAGCATTTGACATATTCTTTCCTTGACCAGTCAACAATGCTATTGAAGTTGGCAAAGATGCAGCGGCAAAATCATTTGATGTTGAGTTTCTAATAATTTCAATAGCACTTGGTGCATCAGAGAGAATCGTAGAGGTGCGTTGCATTACTGGATCACCACTCAAAACCTTCTGGGTAAAGTCCATCCAATCTTTTGTAGGTACTGGTTGACCAGGCAAAATAGTTTTAGGAGCACCTTTTTCAGCCCTTGTACCTTCTTCATCTTCTAAACGCTTATTAACAATTGCTTTTTCTTTTGGTGTAAGGTCTTTAAATGATCTGTTGTCAAACATTTCATTAGAAACTGCTTCTCTTTTTTCTCCAGAGCGTAGGTTCTCAGGTTTCTCTGGTTTTTCGTATAAAACTAAATCTGCGGGTAATCCAGTTCTTTGATACTCTGCAAGACTTGTAGGGGTATATTTACCTGATTCCACTAATCTTTGAAATGGATCAGCTTGAGCACGCTCACGTTTTGACGCTGCATCAGATGCTCTAGCTGCCGCCAAACGCTGTTGCGCTTGAGCTATCTCACTCTGTGCTTGACGAGCATATTGAGCCAAAGCCATAGCACCTTGTTGGTCACCAGCTTGAGCCAACATCTGAGCACCTTTGCTATACGACTCAGGATCAGATTGATCTAGCTGGCTAAGAATCTGTTGACGAACGCTAATCATCTTTAGTTGTGGGTCTTCAATGCCCAAAGCACCCGCAAATCCACGACCAAGTTGACCAACACTTGCACCCAATTGCGCTCTTGCCGCAGCACCAGGGTCTAGTTGTGCTAATTCATAACTTCTTTTTAAGTCTTGTTGGTACTGTTGCCCCTGATACATCTGAGGAGTCATGCCAAACAGACTTGCTACTATATTTTCAGCCATGATGATTCCTTACGAAAATAGACCGCCAAACACATTACCAAGTGCTTGACCAAACATAGCATTGGGATTACCTGCCGCCATCAATGCTTGAGCATAAGGATTAGCAGTAGCATTTGCACTTGTTGCTAAACGAGTGCTTAAATCAGCACCTGTTAATCCTAGTTTGCCTACATTTGTTCCTGCTGTAGCCGCTTGTTGACCAAGAGCCGCACCCATTGTCAATGGTTGTTGACCTAATTGTTCCAAGTTCTGTACTTGTCCCAAAGCAGTCGTATAAGGTGAATAGGCTTGTTGCTGACCCGCATAGTAGTTGCCCATAGTTTGTGCGCCTGTACCTAATAGGCCCGCACCAAATTGAACTTGTTGTTGACCATACTGTTGAGCATTAGCCGCTAACTGAGCTTCTTGTTGAGCACGGGCGTTATACAAAGCCTGTAGTTCAGGGGTTGTAGCACCCAAGTCACCACCTTGGGCAACAGATAGACCACCACGACCTTGTTTTTGGAGTCTGTTTTGCAAATTGGCTAACTCTATCTCACGGCTAGGCTGTAACAATTTCATTTGTGAAGCAAGATAGTTTTGAGCAACGTCTTCTGGAGTTTGAGCCAAGTATTGATTACCAAGACCAAACAATCTTTGTGCGCCTGTTTGCAAAGGAGCAAAGGCTTCTTGTGCGCCTTCAGCTTGCGTTAGACCTTGACCTGCCAAAGTAGCAAGTCGATCTTGTGCATTTTTAGCTTCAGGACTTAATGTATATCCTGCGCTAATCAATTGACCTGTCCTAGGATCGACTTGGAATTGTGAACTGCCAAACCTTGTAGTCATTCCTACTGGACGGAATTGGGCGGCAGCTTTAGCCGCAGCAGTCTCGGCATCAATTCGTGCTTGAGCTTGTTGAGCCGCTTCCCTAGATTGTTGCATCTGAAGCAAACTTCCCGCAGTACCAAGTCCACCAGATAGAAGTTTTGCAACATTGTTTGTAGTTAGTGCTGTTCCAAGTCCTGTACCAACGCCTGTTCCTACGCCTCCAAGAACAGTACCTAAACCAGTGCCAACTCCTGTGCCGACACCAGCAAGCGTAGTTCCAAGTCCTGTGCCTAAACCTGTGCCTAAACCCGTACCTAATGTAATACCTGCACCAGTTCCTGCCGCACCAAGACCTGCACCCGCAGTGCTTAATCCAAGACCACCCGCACCTGCAAGCAATCCTGTACCAGTACCCATTCCCGCTACTGTAGAACCAACACCTGTTCCTGCTGCCGCACCCGTTAAAGTACCTGCCGCTAATCCACCTATTTGCTCAGCAAGTGTCAAAGCACCCAAAGTACCACCAGGACCACCAAGAGACATATCTAGTTGAGTTAACTCAGATAGGGTCAATCCTGTGTTGCCAATAGTTCCTGCTGTGCCAACATTCGCTAAAGAGCCACCTAGATAGTCAGTTCCTGCGCCAGCCCCTGCATTAAGTGACTCAAACAATGTTCCCGCACCAGTTCCACCTGCTAAACCAGCGATATTCAAAGCACCCGCAGTACCGCCAGTACCGCCCAAGGCTAGATCAAGTTGAGCAAGTTCAGCCATTGTCAGACCAGTAGAGCCAACAGTTCCTGCCGCACCTGCTCCACCGCCACCAAAAAGGCTTTCAAATCCACCACCAAGACCGCCAAAAAGTAATCCAGCGCCTAAAGCAAACTCTTTTAAACCGCTTTTAACTTCTTGTTGCATACCAGTACGAGCAAGAGTTCCATCAGCGTTATATTGGTTATATCCACCACCAGTTTTGTTTTCACCAACTTTGTAGGTATAGACATTCTCAACGCCACCGATCTGTTGGTCTTCTCCAGAACCAATTACTTGGTATTGAGGTTGAACAATGGTGTCACCTAGAGTTACTGTTTGACCTTGAGGAACAGTAGCCGCTACACGAGCCGCAACCTCTCCCTCTGATACTCCAACAGCTTGAGCCATTTGAGCAGGAGATACGCCATATTGCTCCATAGCCGCAACAATTTCGGCATCGCTTATGCCAGGATTTGCGTTAAGAAACCCTAAAATTTGTTCGCTTGTTACAGCCATGATATTTTCCTTTATGCGTTCCGAGCCGCTTGAGCCGCAGCCTGTGCCGCCTGATAAGCCGCAATAACTTCAGCAGTCCAGACTGTATTGCAGATTGCAACGACATTAGCGGGAACGCCTGTCAGGTCTTGTGCGGGTGTAAGATTTGTTCGGTTATAAGTTTTGCTTAATTCCTTACCATCTTCCATGATGCGAGTGGCTTCACGATAGAAAATGATGCCGTCTTCGGTGACTGTAATTTGGTCAACAGTTGTGGTTTTAGTTAAAGACATTTTGGTTTCCTTTTAAGTTAGTGTCCGACTACATCAATCCAATGTAGTTAATTTGCTGCAGAATATGTGATGCTAAATTGGAAAATACCGCCTGACATATTTGCGTTAGTCTGGTAATCGGTATAGAGCGCACTCTTTAGAAAAATAATTCCACCACCACCATCAGGAACAGTAAATGGATTACAAGTTAAAGATTTGCTATTTCTAACTGGCGCACCCATTTGTGCGTATTGTGGGTCAGGGGCAAAAGGTAAACTTACATTAAGACCTGCTGTGCTTGCTGTTGTCGGAAATGTTACATCAGCAAAGGCATAAACCATCTTTCCAATTTTGATATATTTTGAAGCGTTTGTAGTAAATGTTAAACCTGCACCGCTTCTATCAACAACAGTAAAAGTACCTTCCTCATAGTCATCTAGCGTATTAGGGTCTGTCGATAATGAGACTGTTGCGGGGAATGTGATGCCAATTCCATCTGCTGTGGTTGTGCCACCATTAAAAACAAATGCGCCTGTAGTGTTAAATCTTGCTCGTTCTACATCATTAGTTTTAATGACTAAGGGAACAGCCTCTAAATTTCCAAATTCTGTAACAGTTGATTGTGCTGTTAACAATACTTTTCTTACGCCACTTCTTCCAAGTTCTAATGCTGGGTATCCAACACTTCCTCCATTTATTTGAATTGCTGCGCCTGAAGAACTTGTATTACTAACGCTTAAATGAGTTCCATATCCCCGACTTAAAACATCTGGTGTTGTCGTTCCCACACCTAAACCTGTTGAAGTAAGACGTGTACCTTCTGCGCCACCAACAGTTGTTGCAACACTATCAGCCGCAGGGAAAAAGACACCTGTATTTGTGTCGCCACTTGTTGTCAATGCGGGAAGTGCCGCAGTTCCAGTTTGCAATGTTGTGACACCCGTAGCACTTAGCGTAGTAAACGCACCAGTAGAGGGTGTGGTAGCACCAATAGTTCCGTTAAGAATTGCGCCTGTTAAGGTCAATGCTGTGCCGTTAGTTGTAGCACCTGTTATGCCACCAAATGCACCCGCATTGTTATATTGAACTTCAGTTGTAGAGCCGCCAGGTGAACCGCCACCGCTTACTGTTGCAAACGACAAAACACCAGAGCCATTGGTTTGCAAGACTTGTGCGTTTGTGCCATCAGCACTTGGGAGTGTAAAAGTTACATCAGCCGCAATGGTGTTCGGTGCTTTTAGCGATACAAAGTTTGTGCCGTTGTCTGTGTCTTCATACAGCTTCAGATTAGAGCCAGCAGTTGAGTTTCCAAGAACATCTAATGCCCCTGTAAACACAGCCGCACCAGTATCACTTAATGTTGCACCAGTAGAGTTCTGAAGCAACTTACCTGTTGTGCTATCAAAACGAGCAAAGGCATTGTCAGTAGAAGATGCAGGGCCAACAACATCGCCTGTTCCACTTGCTGTAGATGCAATAGTTTGGTTAGGCCATGTGCCAGTAACAGTTACGTTTGTTCCCGCAACAATGCTAGGAGTTGATGTTCCTGTTCCACCATTAGCAACAGGAAGTGTTCCTGTTACGCCAGTAGTCAATGGCAAACCAGTTGCATTGGTCAATGTTGCACTTGTTGGCGTACCTAAAATAGGAGTCACCAAAGTAGGTGATGTAGCAAATACTGCTGATCCTGTTCCTGTTTCATCAGTCAAAGCACCCAAAAGGTTGGCAGAACTAAATGAACCAAGGGAGGTAGCATTGCCAGTAGAGGTAATAGCGCCTGTTAAGTTGGCATTTGTAGTGACGTTACCCGCTGTCAAACCAGAGGCAGTACCCGTGATATTTGTGCCAACCAATGCGCTTGGAGTACCAAGGGCGGGTGTTACAAGAGTTGGGCTTGTTGCAAAGACTAACGATCCTGTACCAGTTTCATCTGTTACAGCAGAGATAAGGTTTGCACTTGATGGAGTACCTAGAAAGGTTGCTACGCCTGTTCCAAGACCAGAAACACCAGTGCTGATAGGCAAGCCAGTAGCATTCGTTAAAGTACCGCTAGTAGGAGTTCCAAGAATAGGAGTTACTAGGGTAGGAGAGGTAGCAAAGACTAATGAGCCAGAACCTGTTTCATCAGTAATTGCAGAGGCTAAATTGGCACTAGAAGGTGTTGCTAAAAGAGTTGCTACACCAGTACCCAAACCACTTACACCAGTTGAGATCGGTAGACCCGTAGCATTTGTTAAGACTGCGGCACTCGGTGTACCAAGGGCAGGGGTTACTAATGTTGGCGAGTTTGACAACACTACATTTCCTGTGCCAGTAGAAGAAGTTACACCAGTACCACCATTTGCTACAGGCAAAGTGCCTGTGATGTCAGCAGTAGAAAGGCTTACTGCATCCCATGTGGCATTAGTGCCATCAGTCTGTAGATACTTGTTTGCATTGCTTGTTTGGCTAGGCAACAGGTTATTTAATGCACCTGCGGCTGTAGAAGCACCCGTACCGCCATCAGCAACCGCTAGATCGGTGATGCCAGTAATTGAACCGCCAGTAATTGCGGCAGCAGAGTTATCTGTCTTTGTCGCAATAGCAGTAGCAATGTTGTTGTACTCAGTATCAATCTCAGTACCTTTGACAATCTTTAAAGGATTTCCAGGCGATAAGTTGTCTTTAGTCGCAAAGTTTACTGTTTTGGTGTAATTACTCATGGTTTACCTCTTATGCCATTTTGCCATCTTTGGCTTGAATTTCAATCTTTTGAAGGGATAACTGTGTGCCGTTAATGGTTGTCTCATAACCAGTTTGTACAATTTTACCCGCACCAGATGCATTTGCTCTCAATGTCTTAATTGGAATGCCACTTGTGTATTCAGCAGTTCCATATTCAGCAGTACCATACTCATAACTTACTTGCGTAGGAATATAGATATTTTGAGCTTGATAAGCACCAGAATAATCAAAGCCCCAATTGATAGTTAAGAACTGGTTTGATCCACCAATCACAATGGCTGAAATAGTCTTTAAAACAGAAATCTGATTTGGGTTGCCAAGGTCAGCATTGTTGGTGTAGTACGCAAATCGGTACGTTGTTGTGTCATCTATGTAACCGCCATACTTACCAATGAACCCATTTTTACCAATTAACAAGTCGCCATTACGCAAAGAACGTAAAGAAGTTGGTGCAATAGAGTCCCATTTGGTTACACGGGAAGCACCATCTTGTAGAGATTGTTTGGTATCGAAGCAATAAACTTGGAAGGTAGCGGGTAGAACTAGCAGATAAAAGGCTTCTTTTTCTGAGTAAACAGACTTCAGATTAGCTAATGTTTCACCTGCCAATGATGAATTTAGGTCAAAACGAACATTCTTAGACAAGTCCCGCAAAGGAGCAGACTTCTCTTGAATAGTTCTCATCAAAGAACGAACACCTGAGTCTGACAAGAAAATAACATCAGAGCCAACACTTTGAATCGTATCTCTTGCTATACAGCCAATAGAGCCAATTGTGTCGCTCAGAACCAAAGAAGCGGGTGTAGAAGCACCAGAATAGACAAGAATTTGTCGTTTACCAAAGATAAACAAGAAATCATTGTGAGCTGCCAAGCCCATGACTTCATCCGCACCATTAGGCCATACCCGTGAGACATCTAATGAGCCTGAAGTACCACCAGACCATACATGACCTGCAATCAGATCAGAGAAGGTAACTGTTACTTTGTCGGAAGATGTATTAGCCACCCATAGGCGACCAAATGCTGAGATGGCAATGTTGGCAGATGGAACTGATCCTGCATAACCTGTTTTCTCAGAAACTCTTCTGAATGTAGTTGTGCTAACAGCGGGGTCATAGATTAAAGGATCGTGACCTGTTTGGAAGAAGTATGCAATCCCATTCAAAGATGCAGTTTGCCAGTTAGATGCAGTAATAGTAGGAGCAGTACCGCCACCACCATAGGTCAACTCAGTCACAGCATTAGCAGTGCCAAGTTTAAATAACTTGTTGTTACCCGCAAACAGGACAGTCAAAGTACCATCGTTTTGCACTAATTCATGGATAACACCCACATCATTAGCACCTAGATTGCCAGAAGAAGCGTTAACCCTTGTGTAGCCCTTCCTAGCACCAATACGAC